AAGCGATCCCAACCGAGCATATTGATTTACCACCAGCTCGCCCTGAAATTTTTGAAGAGGAGAATATATAATGCCTTATAATGAAAATTACATTAGAAACTTTAAGGATGGCATTTCTGATGCTCTTCTTAAAGGTGTTATGTCAAACGACTATGGTCAAGGGTACAAGCAAGGCTATGATTTTGGCTTAGTAATGTACTGTGAACAAATAGAGATGGAAGAGTCTCATAAAATTCGGGAGGATATATAATGCCTAATCATTGTTATCAACAAGTCCATTTAAGAGGACCCAAAGATTTAATCGTTCGGCTGCATGACGAATTAAAATCAAATGGTCGGTTCTGTGACCATGTCATACCGATGCCGATTGAGACTTGGATCAAACCCGATGTCGATGTGACTGTGACTACTCAAAAGGGTAAAGTAAATTGTAGTAATCCAGATTGGTACGAGTGGAGACATGACAATTGGAACACCAAATGGGATGTCGTGGATGTCGAGATCACCGATTGTTCTTGGGCAATGAAAAACGAAATAGAGATTGTTTTTTCAAAAGAACCGATAGAGTCTTTCGCTTTTAATTGTTGGACGGCTTGGTCTCCCCCAGTACCAGTTTGGAACAAATTGCACGAACTCGGAGTTGAGATCGATGCAAGCTACCAAGACGAGGGTGGCATGTTCGAAGGTGAATATGTTAATGGTGTAGATAATTCATGGGTTCCTGATTACGAGGAGGAAGAAGAAGCATCGTGAGAAAAATGTATTACATAAAGGTGAGGGCAGAGTATTCTGCCTTCATCCCTATCGAAGCTGAGTCCGAGATGAATGCTCGGGTTTTAGCTGAACAAAAATTGTTCGATGGTATGAACGATGAATATCAACCAAGTATAGATATAGAGGAGTACGACCCGAATGACTTTACTTAAACATGTCGATCTGTGCTCGGGGATCGGTGGCTTCAGCCTCGGTTTTCAATGGGCACAACTATCCAACCCGATTCTATTCTGTGATATAGAGCCGTGGTGCAGAAAAATTTTAACCCAACATTGGCCTGATGTGCCAATCTATGAAGATGTAAAGGAGATTGCAAATGACCCAGAAAGATTTATTCCCGAAAGACCCGATATCCTCACAGCCGGATATCCTTGCCAGCCCTTCTCAGTCGCTGGCAGAAGAAGAGGCGAGAAAGACCACAGACATATCTGGCCAGAAATTTTTTCCATTATTCAATCCAGACGACCGACTTGGACAGTTTTCGAGAATGTTCGTGGGCACATCACTATGGGTCTCGACTCGGTCCTCGCTGACTTGGAAAGAGAAGGCTACTCCACAAGGACGTTCATTGTTCCAGCTATCGGTGTCGATGCACCGCACAAAAGGGACAGAGTCTGGATCGTCTCCCACATTCCTGACTCCGAACGCAATGGACTCTTTGCCACCTCGGAGTCCCGAGGCTCTGAAGAAACAATACGACAAGAATCGGAAGGGCAGAGACACGCACTCAACTCTTCGGGAGCAAGTGGTGTATCCGAAACCGAGTTCGCTATGGCCAACACCGAGGGCAACATCTCGGATGGCATACGCAGAGAAGCCGACCAAGAGTCAGATCGAGGGAACGCACGGATGGAATCTGAATGCAGCCGTGACCGACAGTCTGTCTCCAGACCCACATCGACTGTGGCCGACTCCAGACGCATCGATCAGGGGAGCGAGGAAAAATCAGAATGGACATCAGGTGACTCTTCAGGATGCAGTCTCGGCTCAGACTCCAGAAGCGAGAGCGAAGATGGGATTTCCAGAACCAGATCCAATTTGGCCGACACCGAGAGCCAACAAAGTTCATCCAGTAATAACCGAGGAGAACCGAGAGAAGTTAGCCAATCGGAACAAATCCAATCTGGAGGAAGTGGTGGCTGGTCGGATGTGGCCGACACCGAGAGCATCGGAGTACAAGGATTGTGGTCCAGTGGGGAGCAAGTCGCACACTCACATGAAGGACAGACGTTATCTATGTGCCCTAGCGAAGGGGGAAGGAAAGGTCTATGGCCAACTGAACCCAACGTGGGTAGAGTGGCTCATGGGATATCCAACCGAGTGGACCGTATTAAAGGATTAGGAAATGCAATCGTACCTCAAATCGCTTATCGGATCGGTCTCTGCATCAAAGAAGCAGAAACCAACTGAGCACAAAAAAGACGATCTGGATCGGTTTCTTCGAGAGCCGAGGATCGAGAAGCTATTGCGTAGGATCAAGACTCTAAGAAAGGAGGACAGTAATGAACCTAGAAGATGAGTTTGATCCAGAACCAGTAATCGAGGGCTTACGAGCTACGTTGCCCAAGATCCTGGAATTTGAAGATCTGGCAACTTTGATGTACACGATTGCTAGATATTACGGGTTATCGGAACGGGAGACTGCGTTTCTATTTACTGCAATATTGCATCGTATGCATCTGGAAGCCGATGAAGAAGAATTTAAACATTAATAAGGAGAAGAAATGAAACATAGACCATCACGAATAAGTAAAAAAGACAGAAGAGAAATGCTTAAATATGCAAATCTATTGAAGGATATTAGGAACAATACAAGTGAACATTGTCCTATAACCTATGACCAAGTGTGTCAGTTATCGGAGATGCTTTGGAAACTTACAGAGCATTATGACTTTGAACAACCGAAATGCGATCATGGGCACAGAGATTGGTGGACAGATTACGAGTTAATAGAAGATTTACCGAAGGGGAAAAAATGATGAAACTTTCAAAAAAATGGTTATGGAAAATGTCACACAGTTGGCTCGGCTACATGGGAGACCATACCTACCGAAAGACTGTGGATGTTTATGAAAACGGTGATGAATTGTATAAAATCGTTATTCAAAATCTTACTGAAAAAGAACAGTTTGTTTTTTTAGACAAACTTGATGAAGCTAAAGTGGAGTGTGAAGAAGATGAGTAGCACAGAAAAAATGGCCGTTCAGAGAATATTAGCCGACCTTAGATACCTATCACCATCTAAGGCAGCCAAGATTCGGAAAATTCTGGAGGATAAATGATCTGGAAGGCTATGGCACTTATGTGCGTCCTAGAAAATGGTGAAACGACTTGTCCGACTGTATTTTTTGATGAGTCGTTTACCTCGAAACGCCAATGCGAGGCGTGGCTTGTTGAGAAGCGATTGTATAAACTGTCAAGGAACAAGAAGATAGTACTTGATGATTGTTATCAACAGGCATATATAGAAGAGTAGATAGTTTCTTGTTTAATAGTTAGGAGGAAAAACATGGAGAAACAAGTAAGAGGAAGACCTAGAGTAGAAGAAAAGGTCAGATTCAAAAATGTGGCTTTGATTGACGACAGTCATGACAAGCTCCGAGAAATGGCAGAGCTAAATGAGCGAACCATGACCCGAGAACTGAAGATCATAATTAATAAAGAGTATGATAGAAGGTTCGTAGAATAAAAAAAGGCTCTCGTCTATGTCTAGGGAGGAAAATAGACGAGAGCCAGTTCTCAGGGAAACTACTATGAAATTTCAAGAGTAGCTTCCCATAGTTTTTCTGTCAAACTTTTTGTAATTTTTCAATCTTTATTTTTAAAAGTGTGATGATTTCGGCTCGGATGCCTGAGATCGTTCTTTCATTTATCCGGCCACGATCTACCTCCAGCTGCTCTAACTCTTCCAGCCTTCTTAACCTTTTTTCTATGGCTTCGCTTTTTTCCATTTTTTAATCTTATCCGATATTTCTTTATTTAGTCTAGGGTTCGTGAGCCGATATTTCTGATGTGTGTCTTTCGGGATCGGCTTTAAGGCAAATTCTTCTGCTAATGTTTTATTTTGCATTTTTTACTTTCTTCCTCCTTGTTTTTAATAATGCGTTAATACTTCATTCTTAAATAATTGAGAACTAGCCGATTTAAATTTCTTCTCTTTCTCGATAGCCTCTTCTCTAGTAAGATATCTATATCTCCCGAATGAATATGTATTACTTAGTTTGTGGTATTGAATTTCATTTTTTGTTTTAATACGACCTTTCTTTTTATTTGCCGTATCAAATTCTTTTAATATCTCCCTAGCCAATTTTGGATTAGCTAAGATATCTTCTTTAAATTTATACATTGTCTTCCTTTCTCTTTTTCTTTGGAAATATAACTATGTTTTCTTTTTTCATCCCTCTAATAAACTCGGTGGCAATATCGGGAGTAAGACCAGTTATTAGACTGAATCTTTGGATCGCCTGGTCTCTCGTAAGAAGACCACGTTTATAATCTAGGAGCATATCCATGCTCGATACTACTTTGGATTTAGGGTCAACCATTCTCTTGCCTCCTCTCCTAACACTTGGGCACTAATGCCAATTTTACTTTGTAGTGACTTAACAATTTTCTCATCGATAGATTTCTCACATAATAAGTCTATATATGTCACCGATTTAGTCTGCCCGATTCTGTGACACCGATCTTCAGATTGTGATCGGGTATCCAGATTAAAATCGTTAGCATAGTATACAACTGTATTGGCCGCATTTAAAGTCAAACCTCGACCAGCCGTAGCCGGATTGCCAACTAAGAACCTGAGACCCGAAGTTTCAAACTGAAAATCATGTATAATCTGTTGTCTTTCATTCTCGGTTGTGTCCCCGAAAAACGATGCAGCCGATTGATCCCCGAAAGTTTTCTTCAGGGTTTCGGTGATCGTGATGATGTCTTGCCGGAAACGTGACCAGATAATCATCTTCCCCGAAGTTTCGTTACAAATATCCATAAGGGCATCCAACCTCCGAGTTGGAAACGTAACGATGTCACCATCATCAGTCTTCAGATGCCCCGAAAGAATCTGTTGCAGCCGTAGCATCTGTGTAATAACCGCTGGAGCACTAACAAACTCGTCATCTCCTAAGATCACCAGAGCTTCTTTCTGGATCTTTCTATACATATCAGCCTGATCATCTGTCATATCGATGTATCGGGTGGTATATATCTTAGCTGGCAGATCTAAACAGTCTTCCTTTAGAACCCGAAATGTATTAGGGTCTATAAGTTTGGTTAGCTCCTCAATTCTCTGGAACCCGACTACCTGATTAAAGGATCGTGTACCCATCTTCGTATTCTTCAGCACGGCATATCGCCCTTGAAACGAGTAAAAAGATTTATGACCCAAGATCCGAGGATCGAGGAACATGCATTGAGCGAATAGATCCAGGGGCGTGTTTGTAACTGGTGACCCTGTAAGTATTCTTTTATACCGAAACATTGTAGAAAGTTTTATAAGGGACTTGGTTCTGGCTGCCTTATGGTTTTTAATCGTGGTTGATTCGTCCACGGCTATAAGACCCTTAGACCCGAATTTGTTGGCAAAGAACTCACCGGCCTCTCGCCCCCGAAGAGAAGAGAATGATTCAACATTCATAACAAAGACTTTCATCTTGCCCCGAGCGTTGACCATTGTTTTGATCTCCTGCTTTCTTTTTGCCGTCATAGGTGTTTGCCAGCTAGACATATATGTTGGAATTGATTCCCAGAAATGCTTTGGAATCTCCAATTCTATCCAGTTTCTATATACACCCTTCGGTGCAATGATTAACGCAAACTCTATTTGACCTTCTGTAAAAAGTCGGGCAATATCATCTAAGAGCACCTTACTTTTCCCAGTTCCCATCTCCATGAAGTACCCGAAAGAGTCCTTCCCTGTTGATTTCCTCAAAGCATCTATTTGATGCTTATATGGTTTTGTTTTAAATTTGTAGTTGACATTCATAATATTCCTCCTATATTCTCACTTATACGGCATCATGAGGGTGTCGTCAACATTAACTTAAACCTGAAGAGGATGTACTTGTCATGAAGACAGATATATTAAATGAGGAGATTTTTGCTGATGCTTCGTCCCTAACTAAAGTGGGGACACAAGAAGGCAAAGAGCTTTCCGGCTTGGTTGGTCAGTTGAACAGTGTCATGGAGCAAATCAATGAGACTGAGGAACATCTGAAGCAACTTAAATCTGAGAAGCAAAGACTATCCATTGAGATAATTCCACAGAAGATGGATGAGATGGGAATGGAGCGAGTAGATGTAGAGGGAGCTTCGGTTACATTAGAGCCGTTTGTTTCTGCAAGCATACCCAAGGACAGACGTGAAGAAGCTTTTGCGTGGCTTCGGGAAAACGGTCTGGACGACATAATCAAGAATGATGTGATACTTTCATTTGGTAGGGGCGAAGACAATGTCGCTGGTTCACTTATGGTTGAACTTGAGGGCAAAGGCTTTCATCCCGAATCCAAAACACATATTCATTCTATGACTCTCAAGGCTTTCGTCAAAGATCGTGTCGAAAGAGGAGAAACTATTGATCTTGATCTGTTCGGTGCATTTGTTGCCCGAAATGCTAAAATAAGGAGGAAATAATGGCTAATGAGATCCAAACTAAGAAAGATAACCTTCCAGCTCAAATGATGGATGAGTTATTGTCTAATGCAGGAGAAGGTATTGATTACGCTCCTGATGAATTACAAATTCCCTTTGTGCGTGTTATTCAAGCACTTTCCCCACAAATTAAAAAGAACGACCCATTGTTTATTAATGAGGCTTCTATGGGCGATGCGTTTAACACCGTAACAGGTGATGCTTGGGGTGGAGAGACAGGGTTTGAAATTATACCTTGTCTGCAACAGACAAAGTATCTGGAGTTCATCCCTCGTGACCAAGGTGGTGGAGGTTTTGTTGGCGAATTGGCTGCTAACAATCCTGATGTTGCCAAGGCAGAGCGAACTGGTGGAAAGGAAATCCTTCCTAATGGCAATGAGTTGGTTATTACAGATCAACATTATTGTCTTCTTCTGGGCGAAGACGGAATGAATCAGCCTGTGATTATAGACATGAAGTCTACGCAGCGAAAAGTTTCTAGACGTTGGAAAACGCAAATCGCTATGCAGAAGATTAAGGATCCTAAAAGCGGTAAAATGCTAACTCCTAGTTTATTCTCTACAATATGGAAATTCAAAACTGTTGAAGAGAGCAACGATATGGGTAGCTGGTATAACTGGTCTGTGGAAAAAGTTGGTCTCGTCCAAGACGTGAACTTATATCACGAGGCAAAGGCTTTTCGTGAACAGATCCAAAGAGGCGAAGCGAAAGCCGTGGCCGAAGACCACAGTGAGGTGCAGTCTCAGACCGAGGACGACCAAGTACCGTTTTAGGGACGAAAGGGGGAGGGTCTCACATGGTCATTGGCACTCCCCCTTTCTTTTTATGGAAAATATTAGGAGTTAGTAATGAAGGTAGGAGATTACCGTGATGAGGAAATTCCTTGGCGATTGACAACTCGAAGAGAGCTGAAAGCTCGGGAGATTCTTTGTGGGGCAAAAGATTGTGAGAATGTAGCTATTGTAAAGCTAAGAACTCGTGGACCCTGGTTATGTTCTGAATGTGCTTACAAGGTTAAGGCGGTGAATGAGTTATGTCCTTAATTGACCGTTTTATGGAGGCATTTAGAGGTTCGGATCTTGCTCATGGGCAAACAACAATAGGAAACAAAAGGCGAAACGGAAAGACGGACGCAAAAAGTTTTATTGTTAAGCAGCCCTTGACCCGAGATTTAATAGAAGAGCATCTTAAAGGGGAGAAGGGTGTTGGATCCATCCCCATCAACGCCAATAACATGTGCAACTTCGGTGTTCTGGATATCGATACATATCCGATAGATCATAAGGAGATCTATAAGAAGTGCCGCAGTTATAAGCTACCTTTGGTGGTTTGCCGATCAAAGTCTGGGGGAGCACATTTGTTTTTGTTTATGAAGACCGAAACAAGTGCTACAGAAATTAGAGATTACCTTGGTGAGATTTCCGCTGCTCTTGGTTACTCAGGGTGTGAGATATTCCCGAAACAAGACCAGATATTAGCTGACCGGGGCGATGTAGGTAATTTTATTAATCTGCCATACTTCGATGCGAAGAACACTGTTAGATATGCGGTAGACCAGAATGGTGACGATCTGACAGTTGAACAGTTTCTTGATGAGGTGGATAAGAAACGCACAACTATAGCTCAACTTGAGAAAATAGACTTTGGCACCCAGAGGCAACAGTTCTCTGATGCCCCACCATGCTTACAGATGTTTCTGACCATGGGTATACCAGAAGGCACGAGGAACAAGGTTATGTTTAACTGTGCAATGTATCTTAAAAGAAAGTTCCCCGATTCATGGAAACAGAAGCACGAGGAAATGAACCAGAAATATTGTACACCGCCCTTGCCAGCCACGGAGATTGTCAACTTGCAGAAGCAACTTGATAAGAAAGAGTATTTCTATACATGCAAAGAGGAGCCGATGGCTAGTCACTGCAATAAGTCTATATGTAAGTCTAGAGCATACGGAGTTGGTGACTCCGAGAACATCCCCAAGATCGGGGGTTTAACTATACTGTTATCTGAACCACGTCTCTTCTTTCTAGATGTCGATGGTCAGAGATTAGAGCTTACGACAGAACAGTTACAGATGCCTCTTCATTTTCAGAGAGCCTGCATGGAACAAATCAACCGTATGCCTCCCATACCAAAATCTACGGAATGGCAACCGATGATAGGAAAGTTGTTAAACACTGCAACACGAGTGGAGGTTTCTGAAGAACTTACGAGTGCTGGACAGTTTAAGGAACTGCTAGAGACATTTTGTGTTAGCCGTATTCGGGCAAAGTTCCCCGAAGAGATAGAGATGGGTAAACCATGGACAGAGGACGGATACACATATTTTACGATGAAAGGGTTGCAGGAGTTTTTGAGGCAGAGAAATTTTACCTTGTTTAATAGACCACAAATTCAGCAGAGACTGAAGGAACTAAACAACAATGAGGGTTGTCATGGAATATACAAGGTGAAAGCCGAGAGCGGTAAATGGAAAAACATCAGAGTATGGTGGGTTCCAGAGTTTCAATCAACTGAGGTAGAGATACCTCCATTAAAAGAAAAGGAGAGTGAAGACGATGTCCCATTCTAAAGAATGGCGAGATCAAAGGTATGTGAAGATTGGAGAACTTGCCGATAAGTTCGGTGTCTCCAAGTCTACGATATACAAATGGGTTAACGAGAGAAGTTTTCCAAAACCCATTGTCTTTGGTGAAGCCAAGAAAAATACCACGGTGAGGTGGCTAGAGACGGATATTCAGGAATGGCTGGACACACGACCCAGAGATAAAGATGAGTGAGAAGCTTATTCTTGGACCACCTGGTTGTGGAAAAACGTATAGATTGATTAATATTGTTAAGGAGCAAATTCAAGACGGAGTAAAACCCGAGCGAATAGCCTTTGTTTCTTTCTCTAAGAAATCTATAGAAGAAGCCAGGTTGAGATCCTCGGTAGAGCTGGAGTTGCCATTTGACAAAGTTCCGTGGTTCAGGACTCTACATTCGATTGGCTTTCGATGGTTAGGCATGAAAGCTGAAGAAATTATTAACCGATACGATTTTAATAAGATCGGTAAACAACTAGGTATGGTATTTGATAATGGTACGGCTGCTGCTATGACAGATGGTCTTTTACCTGTATCTGCCAAAGAAGGGAACAAGTACCTAGAACTTATTGGACGAGCGAAGCTTCGTAAGATCAGTCTTGAAGACCAGTATAACGACTCTGGGAACTATGACATAAACTGGCCGATGCTTGTCAAGGTTAACGAGATTTACGCTAAGTATAAGTCGGACAACATGAAATATGACTTTACGGACATGATATCTTTGTTTGTGGAACAGGGCACGGCACCTTCTTTAGATGTCTTAATTGTTGACGAGGCTCAAGACCTCACTCCTCTTCAATGGGATCAGGTAGATGTTTTACGTCAGTCTGTAGAGAAAGTTTGGTATGCCGGTGACGATGATCAGGCAGTGCATAGATGGATGGGAGTTGACGTAGGTTTGTTTATGAACGCATGTGATGATGTAGAGGTTCTGGATCAAAGTTATAGAGTTCCAAACTCTGCTCACGCATTAGCACAGAGAGTAGTGTCTAGAATAGCTGATAGGCATGAAAAGAGGTGGAGGCCAACAGACAGAGAGGGGTCTGTTACATATCACAGACATTGGTATGATGTGAACATTGACCGTGGTTCGTGGACAATTATGGCAAGAACCAATAGGATTATACAAGATGTTTCTGAAAGTCTTAGACAGACAGGTTACTATTTTGAGAGAAACGGACGACCAAGCATAGACCCGATGTTGCTCAAGAGCATAGACACTTGGGAAGCACTGGCAAGTGACATTTCTGTTTCAATATCAGCCGTTAGAGATCTCTATAAACTTGTGCCCAAGAGAGGGGAGAATGCCGTTGTTAAGTGGGGGTCTTCAAAATCATTAGAGGGTATAGAAGAGGATGTTATGCTTACCTACGAGGATCTTGTACGGAACCATGGTATGTTGGCCTCTAAGGAGACTGACCCGATGTTTATCGTGAACATGTCTCCAGAAGAACGAAGGTACATGAACTTGATAATCAAGCGAGGAGAGGATATAACTAAACCAAGGATTAGGCTCTCTACCATTCATGCGATGAAAGGAGGAGAAGACGACAATGTCATGTTATTCACAGAGTCTGCGTATCCTTGCGTTGAAACAAAATTTCCAGATGACGAGCACAGAATTTTCTATACAGGCATAACAAGAACAAAAGAGAATCTCCACATCATAGAGTCTGGAGCAAAATATAGGTATGAACTATGACAGATAAAAAAGGCAGAAATAGAATACTTGAGGCAGCAGGAGAACATATTAACGGAGCGAGAGCCAAGGACTATGGCGATGCATACGAGAACCATGACCGTATCGCCAAGATGTGGTCTATAGTACTTGAGAAAGAAGTTACAGTAGAACAGGTCTACATGTGCATGATCGCAGTTAAGTTATCCCGGTTGATGCAAACACCCTACCATGAAGATAGTGCAATAGATATCTGTGGGTATGGGGCACTACTCGGGGAGGCTGGTGATGGCAAAGGATAAGAGCACATTAGATTTCTGGGAACGTCAGGACTACAATCTAATTGACACGGATTGGACGGCACCAGAGGTATTTCCTGATTTAACGAACTGTAAATACATGGCTATCGATCTGGAGACCTACGATCCAAACCTCACGACCCTCGGACCGGGATGGACACGAGACGATGG